TGGACCACTATTGCACCGGAACCAATTTGCCGTCTTTCATTTCCCAGCGTTTGGTTCCCCCCGCCGCCCCTGTTCCACCCGTAGCGGGGGAGGGGACCGGGGTGGTCCCAGAAACGGCGGGGGGAGGTTGATCGCCGCGCAATGCCGATTGACCGGCTTTAAGCGCAATGCCCGCTTCATCCTGCATGACCTTAATGGCGCGAGCCAAGGTCTCAGGGCTGTCAGCAGCATCAAGCATAGCGTGCGCTTCTGCTCGTTTGTTTACGTCCGTGCCGCCGCGAGCCGCCGCTACGTCGTAAGCGTTGGACAACGAATTGAGGTAAGACTTCAATTCCTTGAGATCTGGATTTGACAATTGGGTGTCTGCGTACAAGCGCAGTTTGTTGAACGGCCTGAATTCGCCGCGTGGAACTTTGGCAGACGCCGCAAGCGCCTTTTCCGCAAACTGGGGAATTTCGCGTATTGCTGTTTCGATCTTGCCGACTTGAGCGCCTTCCACGCGCTTTTCGGCTTTTACGCCAGCTAATGTGGCCTGACCAGTCACTACCATGTCCGCAAGCTCGGCATCTGATTTGCCGGGATAATTCTTTTTAAGACCGGCAACTACCGCTCCCGCAGTTCGAGCGGGGATGTTAACGCCACGAAGCGCCAATTCACCCAACAAGGATTGCGCATTGGGACCGCCAACTTGCACCGTAGCGGCTGTTGGTGGCGCTTCGCCCAATGTGCGAACTTCTTCGCCATTTGCATTAAATTCAACGCGCATTGGCTTGCCGTTTTTCATCACGGTTTCAATTTTGTTGCCGCGAGTCGATATTTCGCTTTCTAGGTTTTTAACGCCCATCCGATCTTTTTCCAACGCCGCTAACTTAGTTCGCGATACGTTAGAACTGTTCGCCGCGTCCATGATCCCTTTGATAAACACGTTGGGATCGTTCGAGGAAAGCAAACTTGTGACTTGAGCAGCCGCTTCAGGGGGTATAGGCGATGCGCCATTGCTCAATTTAACGGCCTGCAACGTCTTAAACCCGTTTTGCACCAATGGCATGACCGACATTTGAATTTCAGCCGGTGTTTTGCCCGCCGCCATGCCTTGCTTAATCATGTCAGCGGCAGGGGTCAATATGCCGCTCCACGCTTCGTTCTGCTCTTTGTAAATTGCCAACTTGGCAGAATCTAATTCCAGCGCGCCGCGCTGAGTTTCATTCATGCTTTTTTGAACTTGCATTCCCAGTTTGGGATCAATCTTCATAGCTTCAGCAGCGTAAGAGTTTTGGCCTTCCGCTGTAGAAAGATCAAATTTTGAGCTGATTGATTTTAATTTAGCAAGGTCGGCTTGTTCTTCTTGGGCAGACGCTAGCGTCATTTTGTTCATCTGACTGCGGTCAATGGCATCGGACAGCGTGTACGCTTTTTGAACAGCGCCACCAATGTCTGCGGTGTTCTGGCCAATGCTTGAAATGCTTTGTGGGTCGATTGGCATAAATACCTCAAATAACTGGCATTGTTACGCCACCCAAATCGGGCGCACCGAAATTGATGGTTGGAGCGCCATAATCCATGCCGCCTGCCGGTGTTCCGTTTGCGTAAAAAGGCGACGCCTGATTTCCGTAAGGATTGCTTCCGCCGCCTTGCAATCCTTTTAGCGTATTCAATGTCGTGTAACTGTTCAGTCCGTTGCCGATAGCGCCGGTAATGCCGCCGATGGTCCCCGTAGCGATGTTGGCGTTGTTTTGCCCCTGCTGCATTTGGATGTTGCTCATGTTGTTGGCCGCGTTGCCAATGTTTGCCGACTGCCCAGCCGCCGCTGCCTGACCGATTTGAACGGGCGCAAGCAGGTTCTTTAGTTCCTGCTGATAGGTCTGGTCGGCCAACCCTTGGTTGTATTTGGACAGTCCTGCCAGCGTGTTGCCGGACAGCCCCATGCCCATTGCACCGGCTGCGGCCAGCGTCTGCTGCTGCCCCTGCTGCTGTTCAAACTGGTAACCCGGCATATTCTGGAGCGTTTGCTGCGCGAGCTGCGGGTTGACCTTGCCGTCTTTGCCGATACCGAGCAGGTTCTGGTACGCGCCCATCGCGTTTTGACCGAGCTGCGTGTACGGCGCGGCCATCTCTTTCTGCTGCGCCAGTGCGGCCTGCTGCTGCTGAATGGCAGCGTTGGAGGCGTCTTTGGTGGCAGATGCCGCCATTCCGCCCGCGACAACAGCGCCAACCGTGCCAATGGCAGCGGCTCCGATCACCGCCGTGCTTAAAGTAACCGCGACTGCGCTCATTTCCAGACTCCAAGTAAGTTTGATGCGATGACATCCCGGTAGTTAACCGTGACTTCCTCGCCGTCGAATCCTCCTGGACAACCCGATATTGGCTTAATTGCCACCAAAAGGACACGGTTTCCCGCGTTGACCATTTTGGCATTGGGCGTTGGGGAGTGATTCGTGTACCGGCCAGCCGGGGTGCGTTTGCCATCCACGCGGGCTGCGGCGATGATTTCGCCAACCGCGATGTCGGCGGTGGCGATAATTCCCTTCCCGGCGATAGCAGAAACGCCGGTTTTAACCTTGTAAGTGCCATACGGAAACGGGATTAAATCGTCAGTTTCTGAGATTGCTCGTGCGGTTGCCTCATCAACGCCGAACTCGGCCAGCACCGCCTCGTAGTCCGACCGCTGGTGGGTCAGCAGCAGGGGGTCAAACCCGACTTTGACCCGAGATTGCGCTTCAACGAATTCTTCCGACTTGTCGAAGTACATCTCTTCCAGCTTCTCGATGTCCCGCTCCTCGGTCGCGAACACGTTGAGCCAGACGACTTCCGTCCGCGCATAACCGCATTTGCGACCCGGCTGGCCGACGAACACAAACGGCGCCTGCAACTCCTGATGCCGCCCGTCGCACATGACCATAACCCCGGAACCCTTCGTGAAAATGTTCAGGTGGGGGTGCCGGTGCTTGTGGCCGACGATGTAGCTGTCTGCCGGGATCGTGACCTCACGGGTGTACTGGCCGGGGGTGAACAGGTGGCGGACGCTGCAAACGGTCTGGGGTAGGGCAAGCATTTGCACTTCCAGACGATCCATCTGCTCGGCATTGCCGACCTTAAATGCTGCCATTTCGTTCATTTCCCTACCCATCCCGTGTTGGTTCCCGCCCCACTTTCTTTCACATACAGCGTTGTCCCGGCCCCACCCGACGTATTCAGGTACAGGTCGCCGATATTGCCGGTGACAGCGCTGTTTGGACTGCCTGTGCCGGTCCGTAGCGCCACCGCGTTAATAGTTGGGGTGCCAGTCAGGGCAGGGGACGCGAGCGCCGCCTTGGCCGCCAGATCGACTGTCAGGCCGGTGACCTGCGATTCGGTAATCTGAATCTGCGCCTGCGTAAATGCGCTGGCCGACGCCGCGCTGACGTAGACGTACAACTGGTTGAACCACGACCGCCAAACGGGGGTCAGCATATCCTTGGCCGAAATGACGGGACCGGGGATCGGGGCCAATGGGGAGGTCATTGCGCACCCTCACGAACAGAGACCGCACCCTCGGTGATGGTGAACTGTACCGGGTCGGTCATGCGTATTCGAAACACAAAGTCTCTCGAACTGCCAAACCGGCGGGCAATAACTCGCTGTTTGTAGTTGCCCAGCGGACCGACTTGCAGATGGCGGGGGGTGGAATAGGTCCGCCCGTTGTCCTTGGAACACTCAACCGTGATGTAGGGGGTGACGCCTTGGCCAGTGTTTAGGCCCACGCCGGTCTCCATGTCCAAATACATCTCGTCGATGCTGAACCGGTTAAAGTCGTAGGAACCGTGCCGGGTGACCAGCTCGCGGACAATGGTTTGGCCGTTGTCGGTATAGATGTTGCTGTCAAACCGGTGGATCTTGCCGCTGTTGACCTCAGACACCACGGTAATGCCGTTCGTGTAAGCCGAGAACTGGGCCAGATGCCGCTTTGAGTAGTTCTGGGTCGTACCGCTTTGGGTCTCGCTCCAGAGGCCCGAAGCCGTGTCGTACAGGAACGAGCGGTCAGCCGTGGGGAACGTCAATTGGTACATGGGGTGGCCGTTGATGACGTAACTGATCGCCACCGCGTCCGACACCGTGATCTTGGACATGATGTAATCGAGGTCGGGGGTCGAGATGACGGCCAAGTTATAGCCGGTGATCTGCACCACCTGCGCTGCGCCTTGGGGGTTCATGCCCAGAAAGCACACCGTCTGGTTTACATGGGCGCGGCTATAGACCGCGGCAATGCCAAATTCTGAGGTTGCCGAGATGATCGGCTGGAACGGTTCAGGCTGTGAGCCGACGTTCTGCCAAAATTCGGTATGGCGCTCGGAGAACAGGATCAGGTTACCGATCAGGGCATCGACGGCAAGTATGTTGTCCGAATACTGAGATGCGCTTGCGAAGGCCAGCGAGTCCCAGATATTGCCGTTGAACAGGTTGGAGACCCAAAAATATTGGGTGCCGGGTTGCTCGCAGACGAAATAGCCGCTTACGAAAACAACCGATTTCGCGCCGTTTGGAAACCCGGACGAGGTGATCTGACTGAATGTGTTGGTGGCCGGGGTATAAATGTAGCCCGCGGTGCCGTCCACCACGATGATCTGGGACGGGTTGTTCGCAATGCCGACAGCCCCGGTGTTGGTGTTCAGTGACCCCAGCAGGGTCTGCACAAGGGCGGTGGTGACCGAGTAAAAGCCGTTACCGGCCACGCAGTAGAATAAAGACTGGGTGCCGAGCATCCTGCGCACTACACCAGGCATCGTTGTGATGTTGACCAAACCGGGGGTGCCAAACACCGCGATCTGGGTCTTGTCGCCGTCTGGTCGCTGCTCGAAGTAGCAATTAAGGCGACGCTGTGCCGTAACGGGCAGCGAGCGGCCCTGAATCCCCGCGCCAAAAATAGGCACGACCTTCATTAAGGGTTACCGGCGTTCGGTTGGAAATAGATTTCCGACACTTCGGTATTGCTGTGCCGAGCGAAAGTTACCGCTTCTTGGTAGCACTCCTCCATCACCGGACCCCACGGCGCGTTAAACATGGGCGCGATTTGCTTCGATAAGCCCCAACAGAGCGCCGAATACCACTCTTGGGGGTATTCTGGGTTGTCCAGCGGGTTGCTGAAGTCCTGCACGGGACGCAGGTACACGATGTGGATCTGTTTGGTGACGTCGGACGCACCGCCACAGTCGATGTACAAGACGCCGTTGGCGCCTGACGGGCCGTTGTTGCCGATCTGTGCCTCGTAATAGATGGCTGTCGGGTCGCTGGTGTACGCGCTGCTCGTCTTGGTCGGCAGCGCTTCGTAGGTCTGGAGCGTCATGTAGTCGAGGGGGACGCTGTTCTGCGTGTTGTCCACGAGGATCGCCGTGACGATCTCTAGCGGACGTTGGCCTTTAGTCGTGTAGTTATAAACGTAGTTCCCGGCGGACGCCGACGAGGGTAACCCCGCCGCGATGGTGATTGACCCTGCACCCGCGTTGACCCCGGTGATGGTGGTCGAAAAGATGTCGCCCGTGTCGAGCTGCACCACGCAATAGTCGCCGGAGGTGAAATTGCTAGTCGATCCCACCCCGGTGAACAGGGTGACTGCCGCCCCGTTGGCGCCAGTGGACAGTTGATCGGAAGCGTAGGTAACGCCTGGTACTGCCGCCACGCCACCGCACCAGTTATCGCCGGTCGGCCCCAAATTGTACTGATACTGGCTTGCCGACAGGATGAGGTCGCCACGCTGCCGGGTCCACATTTTGAGACCCGGCGCGTAGTCCAACCGGCCCATCCACGTTTTGACCATCATGTTCAGCTTGCGGGCGCAGTCGGTCGTCTCGATGGGGTCGATCTGACCATAAACGTCCAGCTTGCCGATGTTCAGCAAAGCTTCGCGAATGATGTCATCGCGGGTGACGGTAAAAACGTAGGTGCCGGACGTTGCCATTTAAGCTGCCTTTCGCGCCGCTAGCGCCTCTGTAATAACGTGCCAAATGACACGGTGAGCGTGTTCGGGCGTGATGTCCATCTGACACTGCGCCACCCCGGACGGTTTGCCATCCTCGCCCGTCACGTTTTTGCAGTGATCCCAGTTGTAATGCAGCTGGTGACAAGCTGGCGCTTCATTGTTGCCACGCCCCGGACAACTGGTTTTATCGGCCCAGAGAACATGGGTGTTGTCCCAGTCGCGGGTCAGGTTGTCGTTCGATGAGTGCGACAGGAAGATCACCTTCGGCATCGGTTCGTGCGAGACCGCATTGAGCACGCCAGTCTCTGGCCCGATCACGAGGTCTGCCGCGAGGCTGAACGTCATGGTCTGGCGGATTGACCAGTCGCCCGACATCGGGTGTACGCGGGGGTCGATCTGGACCTTGCGGCCCTTCTCGTCCTTCACCGGCTGACCGTCCTCGGCTACCTTGAACCAACCCTGCTCAAGCAGTACCGCAGCGGGACCGCCGACCAAGAAAATGTGCAGTTTCGGGAACTCGAGCAGCAGTGCCGCGATGATATTATCCACAAATGGCCACGTTTTATGCACGGACGAACCGGCTAGTGACCACACTATGTTAAATTCACCACTCTGCGCCTTTAGCGCCTTGGCCCACTCGCGTTCCTCGGTGGTGGGGTAGAAATGCACCTGTGGCTTGTGCGGGATGCCCGCCGCGTCGTGTTGCAGCTCCAGATAGTTCATGTTGGTGAGCTTGTGCCGTAGTGCCGGTGGCACACCGTGCAGGAACCGGCCCGGTATCGCTAGAAGCGTTCCTTCCGCCGACTCGGACAGATTCACCCACTTGTCGAACTTTGCCTTCTGGTAGTCCCAGAACTGACCCAGCGCTAGGTTAGGCACCTGATCCTTGTCCTGATAGTAGAACTCGTCTACATTCGGGTCATGCAAGATGACATCGGATCCCGGTGGAGAACAGAAGGCCGTGACATGGTAGCCCTGCTCCTTGAGGCCCGCGAAGATGCTCGACGCTTGGACGATGTCGCCAAAAGCGCCGTACCGGACAACAGCGGCCCGCTTGGGGTGCTTGGGGATAAGACAGCTGAATGTCTGCCCCTTCGCCTTTTTCTGAAAGACGAAGAACAGGCTGTACTCGCTGCCTTGATCCCGTCGCTGCCAGTCGAGCAGATCCCAATTGCCCGCCTTCTCCATCAGCTCAATCAGCCGGGTGTAGCCCACGTTCCACTTGTGGTCGGGATTCGCTCCCGGCTCACCGACCTTTGGGTACAGCGTCTCGTCGGGCAGGTACAGGACAAGGTACCCGTTGATTTTGATGACCCGCAGCCACTCCTTTAGGCACTTGACCACGTTGTCGTAGGGAATGTGTTCCAGTACGTGACTGGAAAACACGAAGTCCAACGAGTCGGTGCCGAATATCTTCAAGTCTGCCGCGTCGTCAATCCAGACGTCGGGCTTGAACTGATGGCCAAATAGCTGAATATCAGCGCCGTTGTCTACGCCAATCATGTGTGGAAATGCTTTATTTCCGCCACAACCGATGTCTAAACCCCGGCCACGGGTCCACTTTGGCAACTCCCAACGGATCTTGCCTGCCTCGTTCCCTTGCGGATCATCTGCTTTCCAGACCATGAGTTCCTCCCTCTGGTGCTTACTTAAACGGGTTGATCGCGGACAAAATCCGCGAGATCAATCCGGGTGATTGTGCTGGTGCCGGGGGTAAAGTAAACGTCCCATCGGCTGGGTTGTATGTTTCGCCGATCTGCGCCGTCGGTGGGTCGGTGTCGGGGACGGCTGTTGTGGGCTGTGGGTCAGCCGTCGGGACGCCATAAACGTCTACGGGTGCGTAGGGAGGGGATTGAAATTCGCCACCTTCCCATTCGTAAATGCCGCGCACAATGTTGTCAGCCGTGATGGTTGCCGAACGATTCATCAAAAGTACTCCACGATGTAGACAAGACCATTGCCACCTGCGCCGCCGTTACCACCAGCAGTTGACCCTGCGCCGCCACCGCCACCACCTCCACCCAACCCACCAGCGCCACCTGCTGCGCCATTAACACCTGCGCCGCCGCCACCACCGCCCGTAGAAGCAAAAAATGGGCCGGTTGCAATATTTGTGTTGGACGTTCCTGCCGTTCCTGCGGCTCCAGCCGCTCCACCCGATGCCAAAGTAATCAAAGCGTTAATAATGCTAATGCCGCTTGCTGCCCCAGCGGCGGCAACAGTGGCATTAAACCCGCCACCAGCGCCGCCACCAGTAATTCCACCAAACGGATTATTTCCACCCGCTCCTGCGACACCGACGTTACTGCTGCCGCCACCGGCACTTCCAGCGAAAATAGATGCTGCAACACCTGCGGCTACGCCAGCACCACCGGTAGAACCAAAAGCGGTGCCAGCGCCGCCACCAGTAGTCCCTGATCCTGCTTGTGCATAAATTGGAGCAGGTGATCCGCCGCCGCCACTTGTCGCGCTTAAAGAACCGGGACCACCGCCGCCACCACCGCCGCCATAGGCAATCGTGCCAACGCTTGTGATGCCGCCGATTGTGCCTGTCGTTGATCCTGCGGTGCCGCCCGCACCGCCTTGACCAATGGTTACGGTATACGGCGAGCCGGCACTAAGATTCGATGCGCGATGAACATTGAAAGTATATGAACCTGCGCCACCTGCGCCACCGCCTGATCCGCTTCCGGGCGTATAAGTACCCCCAAAACCGCCGCCGCCGCCACTGCCCACGGTCAAAATAGATACCGCTATGCAGCCGGTTGCCATCGTGTACGTTTGAGCGCTGCCGGTGTAACTAAACAACGTAGCTTTGGTCTTAGCCAAAATCGCCCCGTTTAACGTCAACCCCGTGGCCGACGTTAGGTCTAAAGACGTACCCGACGCTGCGCCCAATATGGGCGTCACTAGCGTGGGTGAGGTCGCGAGGACGTTATTGCCCGTGCCGGTGTTCGCGAGTTCGCCGACGAAGCCCGCATTGTCGTACAAGATATAACCGGGAGTGCCGCCGACGACAGGCGTGATGCCAAGGGCCAGCGTTGCGTTTGCGGCTACCGATACCCAGATGCTGCCATTCCAAGCGTACAGGCCACTGTCTGAGGTGTACGCGAGCATCCCAATGGGTTCGCCGACCATCTGCGATAGCGTCGGTAGGGTCGCCACGGTAAAGGCGCTGCCTACTTGTTGGCTGCGTCGTACCGGTAAGTCATATGACATTGCGACTCCTTAAAACAAATTCAAATTTAAGAAAGCAATTCATATGTCATGGTCATTGTCACGTTTGCGCTATTCCACGCTGTTACTGCATCCACATATAGAGTTTGATCTACCGTCGCGCTGAACAACCTGCTCAACAAGGTAGAATCCACAAAAGCGTTACCAGCAACAGCCTGCGCCGCGACAACATCCGAACCGCCTAATGCGCTGCCAACTTTAAGACCACCCGTAACGGCATTTGCGTTGTTGTTTGAAAACACAATAGCATTTATGCGGCAGTTTGCTGGTAACGTCAAAGTAAACGCTGCTGTCTGGGCGCTTATAGTAATTTTTCGACTTGGGCTTGCGCCGTAAGCGTCGAACAAACCTCCAAGATTAGCCACACCCGGACTGCTACCGGGCATAGTTAAGCCGGGCAAATCCCCAACTGAACCAGCCGACGACCGAATAACGCCATTGAAATGGCAAATAAATTTAGGCCCAGTGCCGCTACCAACAAACGATGTGCCAATACACTCAACATAACCAAAAGACGTACCGGCGAAATAAGCACTCCAACTTGGTGTGCTAACTAAAGTAATTACCACGCCGGAAATGTAAATATTGCCTAAATTGCGGGCGTGTAGATGAGAACCGCAAGCGCCAGTAATGTTGTAATTGTTTTGAGCAGCGATTGTTGCGCCGCCGCTACTGTCAAGGTGGCTTGCAGCGCAAGCACCAAAAGTCATGGCAAATCCGCCACTAGTACCATAAACCACTTGAGCGCCACTGTCAGCCCAAATGCAAGCACCGCTGCCGGTGGTTGATAACGTCATTGCGGTGATAAGAACTCTAGCACCGTAACTGGCCTTAATCGCGTTATCGCTGGCGACAGTTAATGATGTGGCTCCGCCTTGGCCGTTAAGCCATATCAATCCACCCCCCGGCAACTGGTTATTTATTGCTACTGCATTAGCGTAAGACGTAGTAGAAGAAATTTGAATTAAGACAGTTCCGCCGCTGCCATCATAACGAGCGTAGGCTGCATCAACGGCGGCTTGAATTGTTTTGAAAGCGGTGGCAAAAGTAGTGCCATTGGTGGTTGCGTCGTTTCCTGTAGTGCCAACAACCCAAAGTGTAAGCGTCACTGACTTTCCAAGAAGTTGACGCGCCGGACGCCCGACTACACGACCCCAAGTGGTTCCTGAAAAAGAGACAATATCACCAACTACCCATTGACCCGTTCCATCAAGAACGGTTGCCCCAGTAGTTGAGACAATATAGTAATTTCCGGTACTACCAACGCTACTAGTTAAAGTAGGTGTGTTAGTGCTGGCGTTCCAAGTTCCCTGATATTGAGAAACGACTGTAGTCCAGACGGTTCCTGTCCAAGATTGCAGTCCGCCATCCGTGGTATATGCCGTTACACCAACAGATTCGCCGATCATTTGCGATGCCGTTGGTAACGTAGCAACCGTAAACGCGCCGCCGGCTTGCTGGCTTTTGATTGTGGCATTCGCGTATGACATCGTAACTCCTAAAATAAAAGACCGGCGCGGGGCCGGTCTTCATGTCCCGGCATGAACCGGATGAATCAAACTTTCAGCTTCAACGTCTTTTGATCTGCCGGTGTTTCGACGTAGCCTACCGGTCGACGGTCGCCACGGTAGACAAGGCCATCCTGAACAAATCGACCCTCGATCCCGCCCTCACCGTAGATGGTGCCGTGCGGTTTAGTCGGGTTAAACAGTTTCGTGCCATCAGCCAGGAATTCGTCGTTTTGCATTTCCGCTCCCACTAGTCCCAAAGGATGTTCCACAAACCGCCAGTGCCGGTTGTGACCACCACCAGATTACCATTGTAGCGGACGCCCGTGCCACCTGACCCCGGATTGCCCTGAAAGCCGACAGCCGTAGCCGTCTGGGTGGCTGTCAACTGGTTGGTCGTGGTGGTCGTGCCAAGCACATAGATGTCGTAAGGCGTGATCGTCCACGATGTACCGGTACTGATCGCGTTGACGCCGTACAGGATGCCGCCGCCCGAGCTGTCGATGGTAGCCGTGCCGGTCGTGCTTAACGGGGTGTAATTGGCGCAGCCGGGGCTGTAAACCAACCCCGAAGTGGCGTCAATGTTGCAGACGCCCAGCGGGGAAAGCGAGTTCGCCGGGTAAGTTGGGTTTAGGGTTGAAAGTGCCATGATCTATGACCGATCCAAATAGTTATTACGCTCTATAAACCCACCCACATCGTCGTAGAAAGCGTCGTTGTGTTCGCGAGTGTATTCGTCATCCGTTTGCAGCAGCGCCTTCTTATCAAAGCCAACCCGCAGCGAATGGGCGCTTAACTCGCCATTGGTCAGGTCGCCATCGGCAAACTGGCCCGGCATATTGCCCGCAATGTTGATGCCCATCTTGCGCTGGTCGGTGACTTCCTGATCCTCAATGTCCATGCCCGGTGGCAAGCCATTGAAGAACGCCGCGTTATTCATCATCCGGGTGGAACCATCTCCACCCGGCAAGCCTTCGCGGCCGGGCATTCCCTTTTTCGCTCGGGCCTCCATGTCAGTGAGCCAGCCATGCTGATTTTCAGCACTCGATCCCTTGTCGGGGTAGTTGATCTGGAACTTTTCCTGCACAACCTTCGGCATGACTGGCTCCTCGCCTAGATCTTCTTGCTAGGAACGTCGTTGGTCATGCCGGGACGACCCATGTCCTTCGTCTTAGGCATCATTGCCCCCGCAGCACGATGGACCCAGCCGTCACCGGGATAGCCGATGCCGCCTTCGTAGGCCAGCATCTCCATCTTGCGGATGTCGGAATTCTCCTGATCTTCGATGTCCATGCCGGGTGGCAGGCTGTTGTAGAAGGCATTGACGCCAAACTCCAGCCCCTTTTTGGCAAGGTATCCGCTGTTGCGGACACCGACCAGCTCGTTGTGCGCCATCTCCGCACTGTCAGGCAGCACGCCGACATCAGCAACGTGCTGGCCCTTCATCTCGTGGCGCTTCTGCGCCCGAGCATTGGCAGACTTGATGATGTCAGTGTGCGTCGGAGCATCGCCGCCGTACATTTCGGTCGCGAGCTGGTCCGCAGTGATCTGCGGGGTCTCGTACATTTTCCGACCGGGTTGCGTGATCTTAGGCATGAATTACTCCTTAAGCCTGTACGTTGGCGCCGGGGAGGATCTGGTAATCCAGTGTGACAAGGTTGACACCCGAGGTGTCCGTACCGTTCACGACGTAGATCTGATCGCCCTGATTGATGGAAAGACCGCCCAAACCGGCAGTACCCGTCGAGGTGTTCAACGAGACCGTCTGTGTCGCGCCGATCTGGCCGGTGGCCGTCCCGTTTGCGTACAGCGTGTCAATGTAGAACGGCCCGATGGTCGAGGTGGACAGCGAAGGCGCTACACCCACCGCTGCGGTGTTGGTGATACGAATCAAGTTGAGCTGCGAGGCTGCAACGTGAATCGTAGCCGAGGTGTTGGTCGTTCCACCGTAGTTGTAGTACTGGGTGGCGGTGTAGGTCGAGGTGGACGCAACCGTGGTGAAGGCCGTGAGGCCGAACAGCAACAGGTTGGCGTGTGCCACGAATTTCGCCGAAACGCCAGACGCGCCAGCCGCCGTGATCGTCGCGAACGTGCCGCGAGCGAGATAGGCCGGGTTGTCGTAGGCCGCACTCTTCAAAGTATTGAGGTTAGACATAGTTTAGTGCTCCTTAAGCCAACGAGTCCCACTTCACGATGCGGGTGTTAATCGCAGCGGTGTGGACAATGCCGAAACCACCCAAGTAATACCAGGCGATGCCCTTTGAACGACCGTAGTCGGTTGGGATCTTGCCGCGCATTTCCTCAGGGACCGCGATGGCTTCTGCCACCGTGTCGTTGCCGAAGAAGAACATCCAGTCGCTGACGCCGTTCGTCCACGCAGTGGTGGTCGTGCCGTCCGTGCCGGTGCCCTTGGCGATATTGGTCTGCTCAATGTACCGGGTGTTCTCGTAGCGGCCAATCTCACCATTCATGATGAGGTTGAAACCCGTGTCCGAGTACTGGTGAATCGTCTCAAGGTTGTTCTTGAGGGTACGCAAGGTCGTCGGCCATGCAATCGCGTAATAGTCGTCCGCGATATAAGCCGGGATGTTGCGTTCCTTCATTGCGTCCACGATCGCCTTAGCGTGCGCGTTTGAGAACGCGATGCTGTTGGTGCCGGTGACGGTGCCGTTGGTGTAGAGCGTGATGGCCGTGGAACTGGTGCCGCCGACTGGGATCGCTCGCAACAACGTCTGGTTGAACTGGGTCCAAGCAGCGCGGTCGAGGTACTTGACGCAATCGTTCTTGAGTACCTTCTTGATGACGTCCTCAACCGGAAATTTCGACAGGTTGTCGAGCTTGCCGCTGTAGGGAACGCTGTTACCGGCTTCAGTGACCGTCAGGGTGCCCTGAATGATCGTGAAGTTGGTTTCCGGCATCGTGTTTGTTTCGACAAGGACCGCGCCAGCGGCTGAAACGTCAGAGAAAACGTCCCACGTAAACACGTCGCCTTTTTTCTTGCCCTGCTGGCTGATGTCGTGGACATCGGCAAACTGGCGGAACTTGACCAGAGGCTGCACGTTAGCGCGCAGTACGTTGGATAATTGGCGGCTGTAGAGATAGCCCCCGAGGCTGTTAACAGCCCAAACTTGACCTGCCATGTGGCGTGACTCCTGTTGTAGAACCACGCCACTATGGCGGGTTCAGCGTCTATGAATAATCGGTCTCGACTGTCCCCGCGCTTTCGCCATCCTAACGATGGACGATTCGTAGGTTTCGTCGTCATCCTCGTCAGCTTCTTCCGCTTGCCGTCCACCGGCTACCGGAATCGACCTGACGGACGCCTTGCGTTGCTCTTTATCGGCTCGTCGCTGGGGATCAGCGGCAGGTGCAGCAGGTTTGCCTCGCAGTGCCCTTGCTTCCTCACCTACGGTGCGGAGGCGGTCCTTAAAGTCCATGTCGGGATTGGATTGCGCCAGTTGGCTGTCCTTCCAGACGATGTATTCCTTAAGGCGGGGATCTTTGAGTTCGGCCTGGTATTCCTTATCGAACCAATTTACAGCTTCGCGAAACGTCAACCGACCATCAACGCGCTCGTCCACAAGTCGGGCAACGTCCGCATTAGCGGATGGTCGCTCAATGGCTTGTGCCAGTTCGTCAATCGCCTCTTGCTCACCCATAATTGCGCGGTTGAGCAGTTCTCGCACCCGGCCACTAACCGGGTTCGCCGCCTCGTCCCGGTGGGATGGAGGGGCGCTAAGACCATTTCTAACAAGTTCCTTGGCATTGCGCAAGTACTCGTCGGCTGCTGACACCTTGCCAGCGCTCTCCCGGAGCTGCTGGAGCGTGAGCCACTTCTCAGTTCCGTTAACAATCAGGCGGTAGTAGGTCTCGCCGTTGGTGACCTTGACGTCATCGGCCCCGGCAGCTCGGGCCTCGTCTAGCGCCCGGTCGGTTTCCTCAGCCTCGGCGACAATTTCGCCCTCATCCTGCTCGTGTTCAGCAGCACGGACGCCCTGTTCTGTCCACGCCTCGTCCTCCAGATCCTCCATGCCGTCCTGCGACTTGCGCTCGTCGGCTTGGTTGGCAATGTTGTTCAGCCGCTCCAGACGCTCGTCATTTCGCGCCTTGTTGGCCGCTCGCGCTTCAATTTCGCGCTGGCGGCGTGCTTCTTCTTGGTTGTCATCAGCCATGATCAGTCCTCCTCCTTCAACAACTCCATCGACTGCAAACCCATCTCCACCGCTCGACCGAGCCAGCTTTGAAACTTGCGCGCCGTCCAAATTCTGTTTCGCAATTCGAGTATTTCGCGCTCCGGTAGGGTGCCCACACCCTGTACCAGCGCCTCGATGGCGTCCGCTTCCTCGTGTTTGGCCTTTTGCAGCAAGTAATCGCCAATATCTGAGGTCAAAAAGTCCTCAACCTGCTTGCCAAACACGGCAGTGCGTACCAGCGGCTCGTCGGGGTCTATGTGGCGTGCCAATTACATCCCCTGCGCTGGTGCGGGCTGGCCCTGCGGAGCCTGTCCCGGCTGTTGTGGGGCCGCTGCGGCCGACATTTGACCGACGTTAGCCTGGTGCAATGCCTGATCCTTGGCCGCGAGGTGACCGGCGTAGATTTTGACGTTCTCGTGCAAGTCCTCTTTGTCGGCCAGCAGCATTTTGACGATGTTGCCCTGCGTCGCGGTGTCTCGCTTGACCGCATTGGCCTCGGACTTGTCCCGGCGCTCCATCAACAGCTGCTGTAGCTTCATCTGCAACTGCTTGATCTGCTGTTGCTGTGCCGCTTTCTCTGGATCGTTGCCCAGTGAGAACCGCTCGCCGTCTGCGTAGCCTGACAAGGCCATGATTTCCTTGAATACTTCTTCCAAATTGACGCCCGGCGGCGGCTTTTGCGCGACCTTGGCAAACGAGGTGACGCCAACCAGAAACTTCTGCATCTTGGTCACGGGGTCGGTGTTACCCATGCCCACGTTGACGTTGACCGTCATCTCGCGCTCGAGCATATCGTCGGTGACCTTATCCATGCCGAACTTCTGGAACTGCTTGGACTTCTTGCCAGCGATCTCCAGCACGGTCTGATCGGTCTCGTAGTGCTGTTCAAGCAGCACCAGCTGGCGCAGGACGGGCGCAATGAAGGTCTCGCAGTAGGTCATCAGCATATAGTCGGTTAGCAGGTTGGCAGGCGCCTGCAAAAGGGTCATTGCCCGGGCCGGTTCCCGTGGTGAGCGGCTGGTCTGGACCGAGGCTGCGCTAAAGTTGCCGACCAGCTCGTCGAAGTTCTGGTTGTTTCGATCTTCCTCAGCGTAGGCCGAGGCGGTCACATCCGGCCAAGTGTTCTCCACAACGTCGGTTGCAGGGTCGTCCATGAGGACAACGCGACCGGGTACGTTGCGCACCAACGCCGGGAGGTCCACGTTTTTGCCGCGTTTGGCAAAGTAGCCCTTGTTAAGCACGAACTTGACGTTATCCAGTCGGCTGTTCTTGATCTCGTTGATTTCATCTTGCAGCCCCTTGACCAGTTGGGGGATGGACGAGGGAATCGGGCGGTGTGTCTCGACGGTAGCCACGCCCATGACATACGGACGTTTCCCGTGGAACACTGTGGCGTCTAGGGGTTCGGGATCCGTCAGCATCTTGTCGCTGTTCAACGTCCAGAACTGGTAGTCGGTGCCGTTCCAACGGTGAATGTGGCGGTGCACCCACACGATGTCGTAGTCCGATATTGTGCGACGCTCCAGATGGGCGTCTTGCGAGTTGCCACCACGGGCACGCCGGGTGCTGTCGTCGGCATCCCGAGCGACTAACGCGCTGTCGGGGTACTTGTTCCACTGCCGCCCCTTGGGGTCTGGCCGTTCCATGCGCTGTTTGACGTCAACGACAAACATCGGGATCAGGTGGATCAGGTACGGTGAGCTGTTGACCGGATCGGTCCAGTTCGATGACGGGTCGAAGCGGAAGTTCTCAATGGGGATCAGGTCCACCATCGGCTTATCGTCTGACCGGATCAGCTTGCCCTTAGCGTCCTTGCGCATCGCATAGCGCCATGACACATGGGCCACACAGGCGCCCTGCACCTGCGCGTCCTGTAGGCCACCCATGCAGATCTGGAACCAGGGGATCGACTTCGTGAGCCGGTACTGGAGCAGCTGCTGCATGACATCGGCGGAGACTCGCTCGACTTCATCGTTGCCGTTGACCGGGGTGACCGAGATACGGTCTAGGTTGCTGAAGAACGCCGCTGCCGCTGCCGCCTCGTTCTTGCGAATGATGGCGCGGGTCTTGGGGACGAAGATGCTTGACCGCTTGCGGAAGATCTCGGAGTTGTACTTGCTGTCGCTAGGGTGCTGGTTGTTGAACGCCTTGATGCTGTCGTCCCACTTCGAGCGGTAGTTCGTATCCACGAATGAGGTGGAGAACCGGTAGGCATCCTGTGCCCGCCGCCGCCAGTTAGGTTGCTCGGGGTCGAAGTCGTCGTGTTCTTCCTCTGGCCCGTTTTGCTCAGGCTCGATGCCCATGCCGTCCGTCTCGTTAGCCGCGTACCAAAGGTCGGTATCGCCGGGTGCCGGGTCTTTGATACTCGGCGGCTGCGGACGCCACTGGGTCGATTCACTCATTGGAATTTATCCGTCTGTCTGTAGCGCCACGCTTTAGGCACTGTTGGCTCCCGTCCGTCCCAAGGGCCGCGAGGCAGGTCGAACGCCTCTAGCAATGCCCCGCCGAATTTAACGCAACTGTCGCGAATCTCGTCTGGTGTGCCGAGCTTGTCACGGGGCAATAGGCTGCTAAACCCTTCCTTGCCGATGACGTTGGCGACTGACCCTGCGATTGCGAGGTGACGCACGACAATGCCGCCGCCTTGGAAACCGATGACCCATGGGTGATTGGGGTATGCCTGGTTGAGTGAATCCCCGACCTTCTGCGCGAGCGCCAGTTGCGTCGCTTCCTCGGGGTCACCCGCTTCCATGACCGCATTGAAATCAAGTCCTAGCATAGCCACACCGACAGCGGCCACGCGCACGACACCAGCGCCTTGCCGACGCACATCTTCAGCGTTTCGTGCTCGTAGAAGTAGTCGACAATCTTTTTCGCCGCGCTGATCGCGAACACGATGGCCAGCGCGATGACCGGCTTCTGGCCCGTCAGTTGGACGCAGATGCCCAGCGCGCCGCCGTAGCAGATGTGGTTGGCCCAGTCTTGGGGGATCTGGGGAACGCGGTCTAGGGGGTTGGTGAATGGCATGGGATGTCCTTAGAAGTACGTCACTGTTGCGTTGGAATCAACGTAAATCCAATGTGGCGTGACCGTCACAGTGATTGCTGCGCCCGACGTATTGTTTAACGTCAGTTTATTAACGCCGCCTGCCGATGTTTCGGTAATCGTAAATGTTGCAGATCCAGCAGAATAAACCTGAGTGCTCAACGGGGTGTAGGTTGATGGAGTACCGCTACCCATCATACTCACAGCAAAAACGGAAACGGTAAGACCCCCGCTTCTAATGCAGCGAATAGCCAAAAATCCGTTTGCCGCCGCTTGGTAACTACCTACGCTCAACAAATCTTGTGATGCGCCAATAGCGAGGGAATAATTTTTGTAGTTTGACGTATAGGTTGGTGACGTTGTTCCGGTGGTAGCCGTTAAAGTTGCCGCCGTGACGGTTGAACTGGCTGTTAAAGTTGCCGCTGTAATGGCAGCAGTAACTGCGGCATTTGCACAATTCAATTGCCCAGAAAAATAACCGTTTAGCCACCTAAATGTGGAAGGTCCGTAACCCAAATTGTAGGTTGCATCAACTTGTGGAATGAGAGCAGCGTTAAATTGAAACGACGTAGCATCGCCAGAAACAGAAATATTTTTACCTGCAACAACAATATTGTTGTTTGCGGTTAGAGTTGTAAATTTGCCAATGTTGGGTGTTACCACGCCAATTTGCGATGGAGAAGCCAATAAATCAACAGCCCCAGTTGTTGAAACTGGCAGCCCGCGAGTGCCGCGCAAATTAGCAATTACTGCGTTAATAGATGACGCCACCAACGCATATCCAGCCGTATTCAGGTGAATATTGTCTGATCGCAACGAAGATGGTGGTATGTCGTTTGTGTGATCTGTTACGTCTTGTGGAATTGATGGATTGTACGCTGCAACCAAAATTGATCTAACGTTTAAATATTTGGATCCATAAATCGTGGCCAATTGATTGTTGAGAGAAATAATAAGGTTGTATCCAGCACCTCCAACGGCTTCGTAAGGAACGTAATTGCCGTTTAGAACGCTCAGAATCAAATAACCGTCATGGCCAAGGTCGGCAACCATAGTCGCGATGTTGGCAAGAATTGTTGCCGTGTCGGTGTAGTCGTTACGACCAGACCAAATAATTGTTAGGTTGGGCCATTGGGTCGGTGCTGCTATGAACAAATTCAAAATTTGCGTAGAAGTGTAACCACCCACGCCATTGTTAATTGTGATGTAACCCGTGATTGCCGACAGAGCAGTTGGATACGGTGTACCGCCAGTGCCATTGGTCAGTGAATCACCCCAACACGACACGGTGCTCATGTAGGCCATGTTGGTAGCGCTGGCCCCGTTGGTCAGAATTGTGCCGGTGTATTTCGCGCCAATCTGACTAAGGTTATTAGATGCGGTCATGTCTTACCCTTTACTCGCCGTAGTCCGCGCAACTGCGCCCGTGCCGCCCTGCGAGTAGTTGGAGCCGAGGAGGCTGAGGTTGTAACTGGCTGTCATGGGGTTATCCGATTAGCGCGGTCTAGGGGGTTGGTGAATGGCATGGGGTGTCCTTAAGCGGTTGTGACGTAAGTCGGTGCATTTGTTGCACTAATTGAACCTGCCGTCGTATTGGCGGCAGCAATGGCATCAGCAATGACCATCAAATAATTCCCGCCAGCCGTATAAACTTCTTGGACAATCGAACTTAACGATGCGCCTGCTGTGCCAATGTTGGTCAGCGTAATACGCTGACCCGGAGAATGATTAAACGCTCCATTCCAAGCGTAATTCGTTGATTTTATAATTCGGTTTGTTTGATCGTAAACGGCAAAATTGTCAGTGGCTTTGTTGAAAGAACCACCTGCGTTAAAGACATACCGAACTCCTAAAGTCGTATCAATAAACATATCGCCGTGGACAAATTCAAACCCGTAAGGCAGCCCGTTAGATGCGCCTTGATACAAACGGTTCACCTCTCGCATCACTTGGGCAGCGCCCTGACTGCCCGTCGCTGAAACTTCGAAATTGTTCCAACGGAGAAACACCTGATCCTGTACAAAACCGCTCACCGACGTATTGCTGCTGTAATTTTCGTCATATCCGTTGACGTTTGAAATCTCTAGTCTTGTTGGCTGACTAGGAACAAACGCATGGCGACCATCAATGTTGAGGTCTAGAGCCAAACTTAATGCCGCTCCGTTGGCTTTATTTCGCTGCGCGTTAATGTTTTTCAAAATCAAATTAGACGGGCGCTCGTTAAACGTGAAGGTGCCAGCCGCCCCAACAAGATTTACGTTATCAACGACTACAGTGGTTGATGAGTTACCCGAATCTAACGTAACAGCGCCGCTGTTCATGTAGACGTTTCGCAATTGGTAGTTTTGGCTTGGGCATATATATGACCCCGCGCTGGTTCCGTATGTGATTAAAACCTGACCAGCAGTTGCATTTCCGGTTGTACCCGCAATTGAGCGAATTCCTTCTACCGTAAAGTCTGTGCAGCCATAAATTGCAACTGTTGCTTGATCTATGCTTGATCCAGTTGAGTACGCATTGGATATGTCGTATCCGTCAATGTTGAATATTGAAAACCGTTTGCTGGCTTCAACGTGGATCAACTGGGCCATACGGCTTCCTTTGATGTTGGAAATCGTAAAGTCGCGAGCATAACTGCTATCTGGGTAGGTATTGCTGTAGGTGTTACCGGCAATGCCAATTCCAATTCCCCAGTTCGCACTAGAATTGGTGTTATTGATTAAATCAAGTACATGGTTTGAGATTTGAACGCCGGTATCGCCAATGGCAACATTCCATTCAATGGCGTCACCTTGTAGGTTATAAAAACGCCCGTTCACTATTTGCGCGCAGTCGCACGTTGATCCTGCCCCCTGTCGCAGAATTCCATAGTTGGCCGCTTGAATATCAATGTCGGAGATATACAAGTTTTGAAACGCGCCGGTCTGGATCAGAATTGCCGCTGTGTTCAAATAACCGGTATAACGAAATCCCCTAATTCGAGGCGTTCCGTTAATAAGTTTCAAATAGACGTTGGTCATAAAACCATCCGTCATATTGAAATCACCCGATCCGTTCATTGTGAAATAGTTGCCTACCGTCGATGTCACACTGGCGTTCATTGTGGTGTTTACACCAGCAGGTATGCTGATTGTTCCAGACACTTTGAACGTGCCATACGGAAACACAGCCGTCTGTCCCGCGCTTAGTGATGCGTAACAAGCATTGATCGCCGTCGTACTATCGGCCACCCCAGTCGGATCAGCCCCAAAGTCGATTACCGACACCGACTCCTGCAACTTATTCGTCACCGTGCGAGCAACCGAGCCGGTGCTGCCCTGCGTATAACTCTGCCGTGCAACCGGCAAGATGCCCGACGAGATATTTGCCGCGTTGGTCGTATCGGTCGTGGCCGACGCTGCAAACGCAACGCCGCTGGTCTTGGTGACCGTCAGTGCGCCGGTGGTCGCCACCAGCGTCGCATCGCCGCCGATTGTGGTGCCGTTCAATACCCCTGAGTTGTTGTACTGCACCTGACCTGAGACGCCGCCAGCGAGCGAGGTGCCGATGGGGACTGAGGTCGTGTAGTTGTACAGCACCGTTTGGCTGACCTTCAAGCCGACCAAGAACGTCAGGGTCGTTGGCGTTGTCCATGTGTAGTCGCTGCCCGGCACCATGACCGCGCCGTCGACTGCGATGAACAGGTTGGCCAGTGAGCCGGGCGATGCGGGCAGGGTGAATACCGTCTGTCCAGCCGTGGCCGTGAACGTGCCGACGTAGGCTTGACCGTAGGCTGCCAGCGATGCCAGGTTGTAGCCGGTGACCGTGTAGTCGCCGCCGTTACGCACGATCGGAATCAGGTCGGTATTCTGGGCAACGCCGCCTGCGGGAAACTGGGAAATCTTTGGCACGAATCACTCCATCAGGATCGGGTCGCCAACCGAGTCGCCGGGTGGTTCCATATTGATGGCTACCCCGTACTCGGTGAGGATGTCGAGTACGCCCTGAGTGTAAAACCCGGTGACGCCTCGGTCGGTGCTATCGAACCCTCGCCCATTCGAGAACTGGTAAACGCGGTGATCGGGGGCGCTGAACTCGCTGCCCCACGCTCGCCTACACATCTCGTTCCAACTGAACGTGCGGCTAGTGACTGGTAAGCCAAGCGACGCCGGGACGGTAGAGCGCATCAGTAGACTCCTTCCAAACCGGCTAGGTGGCGGGTGACCGACTCACGGGAACGCAGCTCGGTCAGCTCGCCGGCAATGCGTCGAACCTGACCGGCTTCAGTCGAGGTGATGTGACCCCGGCCCGCAGCCACGCGCTCGATGGTACGTACCAGTTCGCGGATCTGTAGGTCGGTGAGGTCCATTCTCATGTTAGTTCAGGTTCCAAGATGGTGCTGTCGATGTATTCAGGTGGCCGGGGGTCCAAATCGTAGATCCTCGAAACGGCATCAATAAGGTCTTTTAACCCCGTGAACGGATAGTAGCCCACCTGCATCCTGAACCGTTCGGACAGATTGTACAATTGGCCGTTTTCGTCCCTTTGGATGATCGCCTTCGCGATACGGTAGTCATATCCGGCCTGAATCATGCGTTTCTGCTGGTCGGTTAGATCGGGATCACCGTCCTGCGGTTCGTAGGGTAAATAGAAATTGTGGCCCCGAATGTCGGGTAGCAATCTCTGTACCCGGTCGTCTTTTGATCCCGGACCCTCAGCAGGCCATTCCAGTTCCTCGATACTCAGCCCCTGCACGTTCTCCACCCGGATTCGCTCTAAAAAATAGTCCATGTCGGCAATTGCGCCATACCGCTCGTAGCCGACTTTGACGCCGATTACGCCTGGCGCTGTCCTCCATTTTGCCCACAGGCTACGCATCCCGGTCCAGCGTTCCAAAAGGTCCATCTTGTGGTCAAAGCCGTCTAGCAGGTACTTCTGGCCGCTTTGGTCGATGCCAACTACCGCCATAGCCGTGTTGGCGCTGCCTTTTTTTTTGGACCGAGCGGGGTCGATCATCACGTACACCATCAGCGCCTCAGGCCGTGCCTGATAAACCTGCAAATCGTCTGGGTTGAACCAGCGTTGCGACCCTGCCAACGGGTTCTGCAACATCTGGGTGGCAATCGTCGCCTCTAGCTGCGTCTGGATACGCCGATCCCATTCGGTTTGGTTGAACAGGACTGGGCGCCCATCCTTGGTGCCGTCGTGGGTAGCCGGGTAGACCCGAGGTTGCACAGCCCCAGTCCCCATGATGTGCGCGTAGGTGTCGGCAAATGAGTACCGCGTACCGATGTGCCAGACCTTGCCGCCTAGACTGCCGAGGTTGTCGCTCATGCTCCACGCCTCGGTAGTCTTTTGGATCTGCTCAGGCGTGCTGACCGACTCCAGTGTCACGACGTCATCGTAGACCCGAAGCTTGAAGTGCCTGCTGGTCGGCTGGCCGTCCACCAGCCCGTGCGCCTCGACCGTCGCCTCCTTGGCGTTGCTCTTACGCTTGACGATAATTCCGTTGTCCAACGACCAACTGGGCGCTTCACCCTCGGGGTTGGCGTAGAGAATCTCGGGGAACAGCGCCTGCAATAGCCGGTTGTTTTGAAGCTCACGTTTAATCTGGGCCAGAAACGCTTTAGAGATCGGTTTGGTGTGGCTGAAAATTCCCACCGTGATCTCAGGGTCGATCAGGATCTGCTGGATGATGCCAGCGAACGTGATGATGGTGCTTTTGTAGTGTTCTCGCGCCCACAGGTCGAGATGGCCGTCTGGAGCTGCTTCGACTTCCCGGCAACGGGCGTACAGCCACGGGTGCCAGGCATCGGCTCGGCCCAACAGCTTGACCAACAGGTAGTACCGGTCGACCGTCGCCAACCACCGCATCGCGCTGTAGTCCGTCCCGTTCCTGTCCAGCGCATCCCACGACGCAACTAGATCACTGAACCGAGTGGCCCTCAGCGTCGATTGCACTGCGCCCAATGAGTGCGCGGTTGAGCCGGTCGGTGAGTTCGACCCCATTTGGTGCCTCTATAAATTCTGGCGCTTCGCCCACGTAAACAATTTGCGCCGCTTTGCCGTCGACTCGATCAGCAACTAACTGCACCGCCCACTGCTCGCCCGCCATTGCAGCGACGATCAACTGGTCGCACAACTTGTCCAATCCCTTTTCCACCGTGCCACCAGATCGAGACAGCGCCCTTTTAACCGCGCTTTTGAACTCAGATCCACGCGCTGCGTTGTCGTTTCCAACGGGTCGGTGTTTTAGAGGCTTAGTCATTGATGCGACAAGTCTTTGATTACGCTACAGAAGATGCTAACGCAGCGTCAACACCAGCCTGAAACAGCGCCCGAATCGCGTGCGCGTGGTTCTCAGTTTCAGCCGCTTTGTACAGCAGCTCCAACGCCTCGTCACTGATCAAGTCGGTGCTATCCAACTTGTACAGCAGTTCCAACGCCTCATCGCTAATCAGGTCCACGCTGTCCATTAAGAGCGCGTCTTGTTAGGCGTGGCTTTTTCCAATTTCATCGGCTTTTTCATTGCCGGAGTTTCTTTGTGCATCGGCTGCTTCATTTTCTTAGCCATCTTCGGCTTGAACTTGTGTGCTGAGTCGGCTGACATTTCAGGTATCCCCATGGTAATTGGAAATCGCGTTATACCCAGTCAGCGCCCCATATGGGCTTTTGGTACGCCGGGTGTACAGCTCGAGACGATGCGGTAGATCCTTGTTGTGCCTGTTCAGGATCGTGGCATCCAGATCGTAGTCCCCAGTTATAAATGGGGTTTGACGCCACCCTTCAGGGCAGCACTTGTGCACTGGGTAACCGTTGCCTTTAGGCGCTTTCATGCATTTGCTCCAACAACTTCGTCGTGCTGACGCCTTCAACCCTGCCGCACTGATGAATTTCCGGGCCTTCAAAGACCGGTTCACCGACAGGCAGATGCTTCCACCCTATCCTACGGTAAAAGATTGGTAAAGCCCCGTGATCGTAACCTTTGAACAAAATCTGTGGCCGAATCTGCAAAAGTAACTTTTGATCGTCTCCTTCGAACGGGATTACGGCAATCGGGGTCAACAATTCCCACCGGGGTTTCAGTCTTGCTAGGTCACCATGCCAGCGGTGAATTGACCAAAACCGGTTGCCCCAGTTCTGAATCGGTCGGGTCGGTCCTTTTAACCGCATGACCGACGCATCGCTGTTCAGGGCGATGGTCAGGTGGTCGCAGTTCGCCAGTGCCTCGGCCAGCATCAGTTTGTGACCCTCGTGCAGCAGGTCGAAACAGCCGTTAACCAACCCCGTTTTCACAGCAACGCCCGCAGCTGGTCAGCCGAGCAGGTCGCCGTACCCACCTGCCCCACCACATGACCGGCGGCTAGGTTTGCCAATTCAGCAGCTGTGTGCAGGTCGACGCCTGCTGCCAGGCAGGCGCCAACTACGGCCACCACCGTGTCGCCTGCCCCACACACATCGAACACTGTTTGTGATGTGGCCGGGAAATGTTTGTCAATTCCGTTTTCGTGCAATGACAAACCACGCTCGCCTAGCTTAAACAAGATGGTCGGAAAGTCGTTCATGACGACGTTCTCTGCTTCCAAATAGTTGGGGCAAATGATTGTGCAGCCTCGATATTTACTGAAATCCTCACCCTTGGGGTCCACCACGACTGGGATTGTGTGCACGCGACAGGCCAGAATCAGGTCAGCAACGAATTCCCGATCTAACCACCCTTTGTCGTAATCGCTGAGAATGACCGCATCAACGCCAGTCAGGTCGGGCGTATTGGTCGGCGGATCGTAGTCGACATCATCGTCGATGCGCAGCAAATGGTGGTTGCCCGCCATGTACCTGTGTTTCTCGCCCCAGTTCACGGTCGGAAAATGCGTTTTTACGTTGCACCCAAGCGCGCGCACGTTAGCCGCGACATTGGCAGCCCCACCCATGCGCGTCTCGCGGGTAAATTCCACAAAGACCGGGACTGGTGCCTCGGGACTGATCCGCTCGACGTAGCCGTCGTGGTAAACGTCCAACATCGGATCACCGACCACCAACACGGTGACTTCCTTAAATTCATCAATGATGTCAGTCACTTGCCAATCCCCTTTTCAATTGCGTGGCATAACAGATGCGTGATGACCAGGTGCATCTCTTGAATGACCGCGGTGGTCTCACCCGGCGCAATAATGTCCACCGCACACAACGCGGCCATCCCCTTCCGGCCACTTATTCCCAATATCCTCATGCCCTTTTTCTGGGCCGCAAAGATTGCCTCTTTGATGTTTTTGCTTTTACCCGAGGTGCTGAACACGATCAGGGTGTCCCCAGAGGTCCCCAGCGCCTCGATCTGGCGGCTAAACACCGTTTCAAAGCCGTAATCGTTCCCGGCCGCTGTCAAAACGCTGGTGTCCGCTGACAGGCTTAACGCAGCAATTGCTCGCCGGTCGGTCTCAAACCGCACCACCAGCTCGGCCACCAGGTGTTGCGCCTGCGCCGCTGACCCGCCGTTTCCGCAGACTAGAATCTTGCCGCCGTTTGCCAAACTCTCCAGACACATCTGGGTCGCAGGTTCCAGCCGATCGTGCAGCACCCGTGCCAGATCCGTCAGTGACCGGCCCGTCTGGCCCAATCGTTGGCTGATTTCTAAGTCGGTTAGAACGCTCATTTCTCACCCTCCGCAGCCAACGCCGCCCTCCACGCCTCCCACGCCACCTCCGCCGCATCCCACGCCACCTCCACCTTCGACCAAGCCTCGTTCTTTGCCGCGTCCGCCGCATCACGCGCCGCATGACGCGCAGCCTCAGCCCGCGCCGCCTCCGCCTTGCGTGCCTTGTCCTCCGCCTCCCACGCCGCGTCCCTCAGTCGCTGTAATTCAGTTTGATCGCTCATTTC